GAAAATCTTGAAGCGATGGGCGAAAAACAAAACTTCAGGATTCTTGATAACAACAGCGAGCATTCTATTAATCGTTCGTTTTATGATCAAGATGGAAGAAAAACAGGGGCAATGAAAATTCAGGCGCTTGCATCGGATGCAAAAAAAGCAGATGGCTTGAATGCAAATATTTTTATCTTGGATGAATTACACGCCTATAAAAATGCAAATGAATATTTTGTTTACAAGCAAGCGATGAAAGCCTATGTGAATAAACTTTTGATTGGAATCACAACAGCAGGCGATAACATGAACAGCTTTTGTTATCAGCGCCTGCAATATTGTCAAAAGGTTTTAAATGAAGAAGTTGAAGATGAACAATATTTTATTTTCATCACAAAAGCAGATGATCCTGAAGATTATACAAATCCGATTGAACATATGAAAGCGAATCCTAATTATGAAATCACAATCAGGGCGCAAGATATGATGGCAGAAGCAATGCAGGCACAAAATGATATTTCTTCAAGATCGGAATTCCTAAATAAATCATTAAACATTTACACAAATACAATGAGTGCTTATTTTAATAGCGCTGAAGTTCAAGCTTCAGATGAAGCTGCTTATAAAACATTGCAAGACCTTTTGAAAATTCCGGAAAATCAACCTATTCCAATTGAAGCCCTTGCAAAAATTCCGAACATGCAATGGTTTGGCGGTGCTGATTTATCTAAGATGTTTGATTTAACAGGCGCTGCTATTTATGGAAGATATAAAGATATAGATATCACAATCACGCATGGTTTTATTCCCATCACACAAGCAAAAGCAAAAGCAGATGAAGATAACATTCCCTTCTTTTGGTGGCAGGAACAAGGGTGGTTGACCATGACCAATAGCGAACTAGTCGATTATGAAGAAGTTGTAAAATGGTTTAAAGCAAAACGGGATCTTGGATTCAAAATAAAAGCGGTTGCCTTTGATAAATATAATTCAAGGGATTTTGTTCGTTCCATGGAAAAACAAAGATTTAAAATGGAAGAAGCAGGACAACAATTTTGGAAAAAGTCAGAAGCCTTTAGGGAGATCGAGAGAAAAATCAAAGCGAAGCAATTTACTTTTCTTTCATCAAAAGCGTTTGAATATTGCATATCGAATGTGAAAGCAAATGAAGATGCTGAAGAAAGAATTCGTTTTGAAAAAGTTGGTGACAACTTCAGGATTGATTTATTTGATGCAACAGTTGTTGCCGTAAAGCAAGCGATTATTGCAAGGGATAAAAGCAATAAATTAAATACATGGTTTTAAAGGTGGTGAGAAATTGTTCGGTAAAAAGAAATTAAAAAAGCGTGAAATAAGCCCTGTTGCTTTATGGCTAAATGGCGATGATGCAAAAAATATGCTGCTGCCTACAGGCTATATGTCTGTTACAAAAAATGAAGAAATAAGAAAGTGTATTCACAAGATTGCAGACCTTGTTAGCAGTATGACTATTATGCTAATGGAAAATAGTGTCGATGGAGATATCAGGCTGAAAAATGAGTTAGCGAAAAAGCTTGATGTTTATCCGAATCAATACATGGTGCGAAAACATTTTATTTACAAAGTGGTGTCAGATATGTTGACACATGGAAACAGCGTGGTATTTCCTGAATTACAAGATGGGCTAATTGAAAACTTAAATATTTGGGATATCAACAATGTTACTTTTAACGGCAATTTTGAAGGCTATAACATTCAATACAAATTGCAAAAATTTGATCCTGATGAAGTGCTGCACTTTGTTTTGATTCCTGATGAACAATTGCCATTTAAAGGACAGGGTTTTATTCCCATTGTAAAAGATACGATTGCAAATATCGTTCAAGCCAATACAACAAAAACAGGTTTTTTACAATCAAAATGGAGACCATCTTTAATTATTAAAGTGGAATCAGATGCTGAAGGAATGCAAATACAAGAAGATCGAAAACGAATTTTAAATAGTTATGTTGGAGATACAGAAAACGGTGAACCATGGATCATTCCTGCTTCAGAAATTGATGTAAAAGAAGTAAGACCGTTATCACTTCAAGATTTAGCAATTCAGGAATCTTTAACACTTGATAAAAAAGCAGTTGCTTCAGCTTTTGGCGTTCCTGCTTTTATGGTGGGCGTGGGCAACTTTAATAAAGATGAATACAACAACTTTATTTCATCGGTGATCATGCCAATTGCAAAAGCCATTGAACAGGAGTTGACAAAAAAACTTGTGTATTCACCAAAATTATATTTTAGATTCAATGCAAAATCTTTGATGCAGTATGATCTTGGAGAATTAACAACACATGTTAAAGAAATGGTATCAAGTGGATTGATCAACAGGAATGAAGGAAGAAATGCTTTTGATTATTCGCCTGTTGATGGCTTAAATGAATACATCGTATTAGAAAACTTTATTCCTGTTGCCGATGTAGGCAAACAAAAAAAGCTGAAAGGTGGTGATGGAAACAGTGAGCAGAACGGCACAAATGAATAAGCGAGATTTCAAAACAAATTTTCACATTACTAGAGCAGAAAAAGATCCTGATGAAATGATCATTGAAGGCTATTTTGCATTGTATGAAAATGAAACCGAATTATGGGAGGGATCATTTGAAATCATCACAAAAGGCGCTTTTGATGAAACTTTAAATAATGATATTCGTGCATTATGGAATCATAATACACAGTATGTTCTTGGAAGAAATAAAAGCGGTTCTTTAGAAGTCAAGGCAGATGATAAAGGATTATTTGCAATAATCAAATTACCAAAAACACAATATGCAGAAGACTTATATGAATTGGTTAAGCGTGGTGATGTTGATGAATGCAGTTTTGGTTTTAATATTCTTGATGAAGATTTGGAAGAATTGGCAAGCGGTGGGTATAGATGGCGCATTAATAAAGTTGATTTACATGAAATAAGCGTTGTTACATTCCCTGCTTATGAAAATACAAATGTTCAAGCAAGATCAAAAGAAATTGAAATACTTCAGGAAAGAAAGCTGCAAGAAAAAAGAACAGCACTATTAAAACGAATGGAGCGATTTAAAAAATGTTAAAGCAATTAAAAATAGTGAAAGCGCTTGAAATTAAAAGAGCGAAATTAAAAGAATTTGAAACTAAAGCAGCCGATATTTTAAAAAGAAGTGAAGCAGCTTCAGGCGCTTTAGAAGAATCAAAAAATGAAGAAGATTTAAGTTTACTTGAAACAGAAATTAATGCCATCGAAAAAGAACAAACTGATTTAGATGCTGAAAAGAAAACAGTCGAAGACGAAATTGCTGCACTTGAAGAAGAACTTGATGATGTGAAAGAAAGATCATCAAAAGCAAGCAAGACAAAAGAAACTAGAGAAAAAGGGGTTAGTGAAAGTATGAATCGTTTACAAGTAAGAGAGTTATTAAAAAATGGTGAATACTATAAGCGTTCTGAAGTTGTAGAATTCTATGAGAAATTCAAGAATCTAAGAGCAGTAACAGGTGGCGAACTAGTAATTCCTGAAGTGGTTGTTAATCGCATCATGGATATCTTAGGCGATTATTCAACACTCTATCCAATTGTTGATCGTATTCAAGTAAAGGGAACAGCTAGAATTTTAATCGATACAGACACAACACCTGCATTATGGGTGGAACAAAATGCAGCGCTGCCTGTTGGTGATGTTGGAACAATTGCAAGCCTTGATTTTGATGGCTTCAAAGTTGGGAAAGTAACCTTTGTTGATAACTTTATGTTACAAGATTCTGTTATCAATCTTGATCAATACGTTTCAAAGAAGATTGCGAGGGCTATTTCTTTAGCACTTGATATTTCTATCTTGAATGGTACAGGCGCAATTGGAAAGCAGCCTACAGGAATCATTCCTACCATTCCTGTTGGGAATCAGGTAGACGTTGCAGAAGGCGCAAAATTAGTTGAATTCTTAAAGCCGATTGGATTAATCGATACAGGACTTGATTCAGTTGGTGAAATTACTGCTGTTATGCGGAGAGCAACTTATTATGCTTATTTCCTTGAATACAGCGTTAATGTAGATGCAAATGGAAATCAAGTTGGAAAGCTGCCTAATTTAACTAGACCTGATTTAGTTGGAATTCCTGTTGTCTTTAATAATTCCATGGCGGCTGATGCCGTATTGTATGGAGATTTCCAACAATACACATTAGTAGAACGTGAAAATATTTCTATTGATAACAGTGAACATGTTCGCTTTGTTGAAGATCAAATGGCGTTCAGGGGAAAAGGGCGTTTTGATGGAAAGCCTACTAAACCTGAAGCGTTCGCTTTAGTAACAATCACGCCTGCTGTTTAATTGGTAAATACTGAGGGCCTTGGAATATGTTACCAGAAAACTAAACTTAAAATAAAAGGAGTTTTTAAAATGAGATATGTTGTTACTAAGAATTTTCAGGATAAATTAACAGGTGATTATTATGGAATTGGTTCAACTTATGAAACAGTTAGTGAAAAACGTGCTTCAGATTTAGAAAGAGGCGGCTATATTGCTGAAGAAAATACTGAAGTTGCTGCTTTAACACTTCAGCAAAATCAGGTTTACAAAGTAGGACAACAAGCAGGACAGCAATCACAGCAAGCCCAACAAGCAACAGAAGCTTATACAGTAGTAAATGGGCAACAAGTTTCATTGAAGCAGGCGCAACAAGCAACAGAAGCTGCTGAAGCTGCTGCATCACAAACAGGTATTCAGCAAGCACATGATAATTCAACAGAAGCAGTTAAAGCAGGCGCAACTGCAAAACAAGGGAAAGCAAAATCAGGTGCTGCATCTAAAGGCAAAGCTGCATCGCTAAGAGCAGAAAATGCACAATCAGGACAGGCTGAATTAGCAAAACATATGCAAGGAATGCAAAAAGCAGCACAACAATCAGATGAAGCTGCACAATCTGAAGCGGTTCAAAATGTTGAAACTGTTCAAGCTGCTGAACAGAAAACAAAGGCAAAT